GGTGGAGGTGAAGTCACTAGCCAAGCCACTCGTCTCACGAAGGCCGCCGCTGCCGCCCCCGGCAAGCTGAAGGCCAAGGCCGACTACTCGAACGATCCTCGCCAAGTAGAGAGCGACCTCCGCGTCTACGAGATGTATCAGGCGACCAAGGCCGACATCGCTAAGGCAAAGAACGGCACGAACCCCGCGCCGGCTCCGATCTTCGCTGGCGTCAAAGACACAATGAAGCGGCAGCTACAGTCGTCACTGACCACGCTGTATCGCTCAGGTCAGATCGACGCCGAGGCCTATGCCTCGCTCGTGAAGGACCACGACAGTCTCTACAACGCCGCGTCCAAGCACAACCGCGACATCACGCAGTCGGCCTACGACCGCATCAGCCAGCTCCAGCTTGAGCCGGTGGTTGCCGAAGGCCTCACTCGTGCGTTCCGCGATCTGAACACGGTCACTGAAGCCTCGTTCGACAAGAACAGCACCGGACCCATCGAGCGTGCAGCCAAGCTACTGGCTCCCATGGTTCCCGTTGCGGCCTACATGGGCACTGGCCCCGTGGGTGCCATTGGTGGCCTCGTCGCTCAGGGTGGCATCCGCAAGGGCGCACGCTCACTCGACAGCGCACTCGGCCTCCGTGAACCGGAGATCGTTCGTCGCGGTAAGTCTCGTCAGGAGCTGCTCAAGGGCGCCAACGTCAACTACGGCAACACTCCGCAGTTCCTTGGTGACCTGGAGAGTAACGCCGCCGCCGGCATGCAGCTGGTGACGGATGATCGAGCGAAGAAGCTTCGTGACCAAGCCAACGTCGGCAAGCAGAACCGCCTCAAGGACGTTGTCCCCCTCGGTGGCTATCACAACCTGATCTACAAGCAGACCGGCCTCAGGCCAACTGCGGTCGACCAGGGCCTGCTGATGCTGACCGAGAACGGCACCATCACGCCCGACGATATGAAGGCCGCCCTGGCGTCTCCTCAGCTGCTGATGGCCGGAAATCGTGGCAACCACATCATCGACGCTCTGCAGCAACTGAAGGTCGACGGCAAGATCGCCGCTGATCCTAGGTGGGCCGACCCGCTGAACAACCCGACAGGAACCGCGGAGATCGTGGACTTCTCGGGCAGCAGAAACCCGGCGGCACACGCGCAGACCATGCGCAACGTCCGCACCGCTACCGACAACGCAGTCAGCTCCGCACCCACGCCAGCACTAGCGGCTGAGGTGACCAAGGTCGCTGAGGCTCGCACGCGGGTAGAGAAGCGTCTCGCGTTAGCGCAGGCACTGCAGAACAACCCACAACACACGAAGTGGCTAAACGAAGTCGTGGCTCCGCTCACGCAGTTCGGCCCGAAGGAAACCAATGAGACAACTGAAGCAGCCCCGGCTCCTACCGCGAATGTAGGTGGTGGCGGTCTAGGCGTTCGTCCAACAGCTATCGGGACGATCCCTGGTTCCCCGCTACGCTCGCCTGCGCTGGCTCCCGACATGGGCGCTGGCAATGCACCTCGTGCAGCTAAGGCAGGACCAGGCGACCTCCAGATTTCGGATACCGCCCGCAAGGAAGCCGACGCCTATCGAACCAAGCAAGGCATCAGCACTCCGGCACTCGCTGGGAAGCTGAAGATGGACGAGGGCTACCTACGCTCAGTCGCTGACTGGATGGATCAAGCCAAACACTAACCAGAGAACCCTGAAGTCGAGAAGGCCTATAAGGCACTCGCCAAGCAAACTCTGGCGCAGTTCGAGAGCATCGGCGGCAAGTCGCTTACCGTCACTCCATTCGAGGGTGAGGGTGGGCCATACCGCAACTCGGCTGAGATGACCCAGGACGTGAAGAAGCGCAGACATCTATTCTACTTCCGCACCGAGGGTGGCTTCGGCCAGGACGACATCAGCACACAGAACAACCCCATGCTGACCCCAACCAAGTATCGGGACAACAAGGGTCGTCCACTGCTGATCAATGACGTCTTCCGCATCGTGCATGATTACTTTGGCCACACGCAGAACGCTCTGCAGTTTGGACCTGAGGGAGAATACAACGCCTTCCAGGAGCATGCTCGCATGTTCTCGAAGGATGCCATCCCGGCGCTGGCGGCGGAAACACTCGCACAGAACGCCTGGGTTAACTTCGGTCCCCAGCTCCGCAACGCAGACGGCTCCATCCCGAAGAAGGGTGAGCCTGGGTTCAAAGGCCAGAAGGAACGTCCCTTCAGCGATCAGAAGAATACCCTAGTGCCGTGGTCACTGCTGGCTAGAGACAAGAACCCCGAAGGCATCGCTGGCATGCTTGGGTTGGAGACGCAGACGCCCCGCTCGAAGAGCAGCGACCGCATCAGCACTCGCACTCCCAAGACCAAGCGTGCCCTTGAAGACCCAACCGGCTCTGATCTGAACATCAGCGTCCAAGCGATGAAGCAGTCGCCGGAAGCCTTCAAGCACAACATGGAAGTTCTGAAGTCGTATCCCGGCTTCAAGTCTGACGCTAAGACGCCCTCGGGCGTTGCTAAGGACTTCGTTGCGCACACCAAGAGCAACCTGCTCTGGCTGTTCGACAACGTCCCTGAGGCCACCAGAGATCGCAGTAAGAAGTGGTATGAAGGTGCAAACCGCATCGCAAGCCAGCTCTCTGCGGAGTATGTGTTGCCTCAGCGATCTGTAGCCGCAGTTATGGCGGCACTATCCCCTCAGAAGGATTGGTATCAGAACGTCTCGCTGGCTGAACGCCTGTTGGACATCGTCCACACCAAGTCAGACATCATGCCTGATGAGGTGATGAAGGCCAACGTGCCAGAGTCCTTGCAACAGTATGGTGCCATGCTTGGCACAGTTCTGTCTAAGCCTCTGAAGCATCAGCCCGACGCAGCCCACAAAGCTATGTGGGTGCGCCTCTACGACGAAACGCACAACCCTCCCACCTACAGCATCATCACTCCAGAAGGTGATAAAGGTGAGGAGGCGTCAGGCGACGTTGCATGGGGTTCTCTGGTTGAGATCAGCAAGGCCATCAATGTTATCGAAACCCCAGATCGAGATAGCATCAGCAATCTGATGGGCCAGAAGCAAAAGGTCCGAAGCTTCTACAACAACATCATCGATCCGCACTCCGACAAAGGTGATGTCACGATTGACACTCACGCCGTCGCAGCCGCGTTGCTACGTCCACTCGCCGGCAGTCATGCTGAAGTCTTCCACAACTTTGCTTCTAGCCCAATGAAGGCTAAGCAGCCTAAGGGGTGGGTGGCCGCGAAGAACGCCGGCGATGCTGGTGCGTCTGGAACGTATGGTCTCTACGCGGACGCCTACCGGGAAGCGGCAGCAGAGCGTGGGGTTCTCCCTCGCGAGATGCAGTCGATCACCTGGGAAGCCGTCAGAGGCCTCTTTACCGCCCACTTCAAGCTGCACGACAAGTCCGGTCTCCGAGACGTTGACAATGTGTGGCGTCAGTATGAGAATGGCAAGTTGTCGCTCGATGAAGCCAGGGAGCAAATCCGCAAGAGGGCAGGAGGAATAGATGAGCCCGCGTGGAAGTCAGGACGCAGCTCTGAGTCTGATGAAGACTTATAATCTGCCGATGACGATGGAGACTTACCTCAACATCGCATACGCCGGGAAGCCCCCGGAGATGACGGCAGAGTTGCTGGACCAAATTCCAGAAGAGATCAGGGAAGCCCAAAGTAAGGGCATCCTATCAAAGTAACAGCGGGGGCCTCAGTGCCCCCGTTTCCTTTTGCTGGTGTAGCTTAACGGTAGAGCAGCAGTCTCATAAGCTGCCGCGTGTCGGTTCGACTCCTTCCGCCAGCACCAATCTCATCGCCCTAGTGGTGAAAGAGTTGGGTCGTCGCTCCGCGTCGGCCTCCAACACCAAGGACACCAATGAAGACCCAAGAACTGTGGGCCTTGCTCCAGACAGCCGAGCAAGTCCGAGACAGCGCACTCTCCCATGCCGATAAGACCGCATGGCTCCGAGAGTTGAAGCGCACGATGCCACCCGCGATGACGTGTGCCAGTCAAGGCTCTCATACGTTCGTTGAAGGCTACATCGAAGGCTGCATCGACCTCATCAAGGATCAACAGAGTGCCAAGAGCGTATCGAAACCGGGTGACGCCGGAGAACCTGTCGTCCGATCTGAAGACAGCGAAGGATCAGCTGCTAGCAGCACCGAAGGTCAAACTGAAGCACCCAACAAAGGGCAAGAAGCGCGGCGCACCTCCAAGGCGAAGAACCGCTGAGGGCATCGAGCGACAGAAGGCAGGCTCGCGTAAGCGTGTCGAACAGATGCGTGAAGGCGTAGGCCTCCGCACTGGTGTCCCGACAGGCTTCAGCGGCGAGACCATCGCAGCCCTACGCCCCCTCATTCAAATCGAAGCAGAGAAGATCACAAAAGTCATGACCGAGAAACTAGGCGTTGACGACGAATATGCGAAGTCCGCCCTCGAATACGTCGTGGGTGTCGTGAAGGGTGGCGAAGACGTCGAAAGCACTCAGCACCGCATTGCCGCCGCCAAGATCATCCTCGACTTTACGAAGCAGAAGCCTGCCTCGAAGTCGGAAGTAGCCATCAGCAAGGCCGAGGACTTCCTCAAGGCCATCATGAACGAGGAAGCCAATGGACCCGGAACTGATGAAGGTGCGGAAGCGCCTTAAAGCAGACTTCAAATTCTACGCCAAGCACGCACTGAAAATCCGCACCAAAGAGGGCGAGATTAAACCCCTCGTCCTCAACGCTGCACAGAAGATTCTCCTTGATGCGATCCTAGACGACCTCGCCACACGAGAATACGTCCGCATCATCATTCTAAAGGGACGGCAGCAGGGCCTCAGCACGATGGTTGAGGGTTTCCTGTATTGGCAAGTCTCCCAACGCGAAGCCACCAAGGCCCTGGTCGTTGCCCACAAGGCAGACAGCACCGCTGCGCTGTTCGATATGACCAAGCGTTACCACAAGGAATGTCCAACGATCCTGCGGCCCAGCACTCAATACAGCTCCAAGCGTGAGCTGTCGTTCGACGTCCTGGACAGCAAATTCATCGTGGCGACTGCTGGTGGTGACGACATTGCGCGAGGCGAAACCCTCCAGCTACTGCACTGCTCCGAGCTTGCCTTCTGGTCTAAGACGACCGCCAAGGAAATCTTCAACGGCTTGGAGAACTGCGTCCCCAACGTCCGCGACACCGCGCTGTTCATCGAAAGCACCGCCAACGGTATCTCCGGTCTCTTCTACGATTTGTGGCAGGGAGCGGTTGACGGCACCAACGACTATCGCCCCGTATTCATCCCGTGGTTCCTAGAGCCTGGGTATGCCACGGAGCCTAAGGCCACTCTGGAGAAGACACCCGAGGAACTGAAGCTGGTGAAGGCCTATGGTCTCACTGACGCTCAGCTCAACTGGCGACGTCACCGCGTTGCCAAGCACGGCCTGGAGCTGTTTAAGCAGGAGTATCCCTGCACACCGCAAGAGGCCTTCCTGACCTCAGGCAGGCCCGTGTTCGACTCTCAGCAACTGGCGGAGATGATTGCAGAGGCCCATCCTCCGCTGTTCCGTCGTGCGCTCGAAGGCGAAGAGTTCGTTGATCACCCGCGCGGCGAGCTGCTGCTGTGGGAAGAGATCAACCCCGCGTCCACCTACTACATTGGTGCTGACGTGTCCCTAGGCCTGCGTGACAAGAAGAGCGACTGGTCCGTGGCTCAAATCTACGACCAGAACAAAGCCCAGGTAGGTAAGTGGCGTGGTCAGGTGCATCCCGACTACTTCGCCACAATCCTATACCGACTAGGCATGACGTTCAACACGGCGCACATCGCGGTAGAGAACAACAACCACGGTCTCCTTACGTGCCACATCCTGGCGAAGGACCTGAACTACCCAAACTTCTATCAAGCTGTCCAGCACGACAAGATCACCGACAAAGAAACGGTGACACTCGGCTTCTCCACCAACGTGAAGACCAAACCCATGATCATTGATGAGCTACGTGCAGCAGTGCGCGACGGCGACATCACGATCAAGGACAAGGGCACGATGAAGGAGATGCAGGAGTTCATCGTGACAGAGAGCGGCAAGATGGAAGCCGAGCAAGGGTGCCACGACGACTCCGTCATGAGCCTCGCGATCCTCAACCACACCCACGATGGCAAGTTTACGCCAGTCGTCAACTCCGACAGCTTTTATGTCGAGATGGTTTAATGGCAAAGAAGAAGAACAAGCCGCTCTCTGACGAGGCTATCGCAGCACTGCTGGAAGCCGTTATTAGTGAGGGCGTAGGTTACCAGGACAGCCAGCTCGCGAAAGAACGAGAGACCGTCCAGAAGTATTACGATGGCAAGCTTCCGCTTCCGTCGCACAAGGGAAACTCCAAATACGTCTCCAACGATGTCTTCGACAAGGTCGAGGGCATGAAGGCAATGATCCTGGAGACCTTCGCCGCCGGCACACGCATTGGCACCTTCGACCCTCAGTCCTCTGAGGACGTCGAGCCATGCCGCATCGCCACTGATTTCTGCGACTACGTCATGTTTCGGCAGAACGATGGCTACGGTGTCTTCAACGACGTGATCCACGACGGCCTGATGTTCCGAATTGGCGTCGTCAAGACGTGGTGGGACAAGAACGTCGAGGAGATCGAGGAGGAGTTCGAGAACATCCCAGAGGAAGAGCTGATCGCTCTGACCGATGACGACGATGTCACGCTCGATACCCTGGAGGGCCACAACGACACCGGCCTATTCAGCGGCTCGATCACCCGCAAGGTGGCCAAGTCACAGGTAAAGTTCAAGTGCCTCCCCAGCGAAGAGTTTGGCGTTGAGCCTCAGGCTTCGTGCCTGGACGACGCAGTCTGCTGGCACAAGCAGCGCAAGTCTCACTCAGACCTTCTGAAGGAGGGCTACGCTCCATCGGAGATCGACAAGATCGGTGACGACGCTGATGGCTGGCAAACGGACATCGAGGCACTCGCGCGATTTGAAGCCATTGGTGCTGACCGCATCGGAGGCACTGCTGATCTGCAGGAAGCCACCAAGAAGGTATGGGTCCACGAAGTATATGCAGACCTCGATGTCGAGGGCACCGGCAAGACCAAGCTGTGGAAGATTACCAAGGCCGGCGGCGTCATCCTCGACAAGGAGCAAGTCCGCAAGCGTCCCTTCCGCGTCTTCGCTCCTCTGAGGCGTCCCCATTCCGTCTACGGAACCAACTGGGCGCACAAGATGATCCCGACGCAGAACAGCCGCACTGTCCTCGTCCGAGGCATCCTCGATCACACGGTCCACACCAACAACCCACGCTACACAGTTCTCAAGGGTGGCCTATCCAGCCCCAACGAGCTGATGGACAACCGCGTCGGCGGCATCGTCAACATCAATCGTCCAGACAGCGTGAAGCCGCTGGAGCAATCGAACCTCAACCCGTTCGTGTTCCAGACCATCGGACTGCTCGACTTCGATGCTGAGGAAAGCTCTGGCGTGTCTCAACTATCTCAGGGCCTCAACAAGGATGCCGTGAGCAAGCAGAACAGCCAAGCGTTGGTGGAGAACCTCACCTCACTCTCAATGCAGCGTCAGAAGATCATCGCTCGCAACTTCGCTGAGCAGATCGTGAAGCCGCTGTTCCTCGACATCTACGAGTTGGTGTTGGAGAACGAAGACCGCTACTGCCTCTACGAAGTCGCAGGTAACTGGGTCGAAGTGGACCCTACTACTTGGGAAGAGCGTAAGGACTTCACCATTAGCCTCAAGCTTGGCTACGGTGAGAACGAGAAGGAGACGGCGAAGTGGCTGGAGATGGACACGATCCTCGACAGCAACCCAAAGACCTCTCCGCTCTACACCATCGAGAAGAAGCACGCGGTCCTGAAGAACGCCTTTCTCGCGAAGGGCATCAAGGACATCGACACCTACCTTGAGCGACCAGAGAAGGCCCAGCCTCCTCAGCCTGATCCCCTCGCTGTCAAGCAGTTGGAGATCGAGGACAAGAAGGCCGAGGCTGCCGTCATGCAAGCGAAGGCCGCCCTCATCAAGATCGAGATGGCCAAGGCTGACGCTGATCAGAACCGTGAACTTGCGGCTGCGAAGCTGCAGGCAGACCACGCTCTGAAGGCTGACAAGCTGGACATCGAGACCCGAGAGATCGACCTCAAGGAGCATGTCGCAATCGAAGAGCTGGACATCATGCGTAAGGCCGCAGAAGTCCGAGCCATCGCATCGCCTTCCGCGTAACGCTATGCCGACTTTCCGCAAGCGGAACATTCCCACCATTGAAACGCGAGACCCTCAGGCCATGCCTGGGGGTTTCCTCAACAATGGCGCACTCAACACCACCAAGACGTTCCAGAACCCAAACATGGGTGGCCCCACGGGGCTTCCCGACGCGCCTGGACTAGGAGCATACGCCAAGTCTGCAGCCTCCCTCATGAGCGGCTTCGGCGGCGGGCCACTATCTATGGCAATGACCGCTGGCAAGTA